TCCACCCAGTTATCACATCGTCCGCAAGCCTCTGAAAGCGGACTCCAGCCGGTAGTTGCTCTCTGACACAGCACAAGACCATCATCAGTGTTCAAAAACCGTCTTTTTATAGGCTCCTCTGACGCGAGATAAACCATTTGCTTCAATGGATCTGGTTTCGGCTTTGCTATCATTGAAGTCAGTTGACCTCTTGATAACTCCGCCTCATCCAGCCATTGATTGATGTAATAATTCATACCGGACTTGCCTTCAGCACTCAGAAACTGATTTCGATACTTTTCTAAAGCAGCCTGAGAGAACAGATAGGTGTACTGCCATGAACCATTAGCAATAGATGTACGATAGCGATATATCTGGTAAACTATATAATCGACAATACGCTCATCATCAATATCTGAGACACCGAACAAAGCCGGTAACTGCTCCACTCCATTCTGGAGATAGAGAGCAGCGACTCCGCTTTGTGTAAACCGCCATTTGGGATCAATCGTCCTCTTCACAACGGTCTCGATCATCTGTCGTATTTTTACGGTTCTTTCTTGTAATTCCATTTTGTCTCAGTATATATTGCAGTTCTCGTCTTGCCCAGTAAATTCGGCTTTTCACTATATCCTCACTTCGCTTTTCAAGATGTCCGAGCTTCCATTCAGCTGCTGTTATCTCTCTTATTCGATGACCCTGAACGTACATCATAAAAGGTGATAACCTCTGGGGTGGAATTTTCATCAGTGCCGCTAACATTTGGTCTGAGATATTGTCTATCAAATTCCCAAATTCAACCTCTGATACCATACTCGTTCCATGCTGATATATATCCTCCATCGAACACATCTCAATATCAGTCCAATACTGAGATTCTTCATTTCGCTTTTTGTTTTCATGCTGGCAAGCACGTTTAACAACGATATGGAGCCAAGTCATCAACTTTTGTTCTGGATTGTAGGAGCCAATATAGTTGTAAAGTTGAGCTAAACAGTGCTGATAGTTATCATCTACATCTTGATAGTTTGCTGTATAATACTTGGTTAGGCTTTTAATATCCGCGAGATTAGGAACGATATACATATTGAAAAGGCGCTCCTTCTCTTTAGGACTTAACTGCCGACATTTTGCAGTCGGTTTGGGGGATTTTCCCGGATCTTTAGCATTGATTGACATTTTGAAGCGAACTTAAAGGGCAAATTATTCATAATGATTTTGTTTTTAGCAGATTAGTTATAGCTTATAGCGATGGATAAAATACATGTAAATGTGTATAGCATCTGCAAGATTATCATCGCCATCCACTTCAATGTGGTATCGCTTTTCTGCGAACTCAATCATCATTTTTTTGTCCGCATTGCCCTTACCGGTTCCGTGCTTTTTAATGTCGGAAGGCTTAAATGTCACCACTGGAATATCCAGCGTCTCACATACTTCCAGCAAGATACCCCGGAACTCACATAACTTTCTAAAGTCTGTGAAATGGCCATAAATAACATCCTCAGCAGCCACAGCTTTGATTTTGTGAGATGTGAGCATATCAATAAGCCAATTCCTAAAAGCCTTATGCTGGGCATAATCCGGGCCCAGATACTTCGGGGCCTTGTCATTGTTAGGAAAGACCTTGGTGCCGTAATCGCCCAAGGTGTAGTACCCACAATGAGTAGCCACATCAAAAGCCATTACGTCACCACGTCCTAACTGACGCACATACTCTTCAGTTAACTTCTGCATAACTATTAATTTGAAATTGTTGAAATTCCTTGTTTTTTTACTATTAATAGCTTATGCGGATAGCCTTCTGAGACACCTCCCTGAGTGATGAGTAAAGCGGTCTGACCGAGCTTGTTCAAAGCCTCACAATAGGTCGCCATACCCATTTCATCAGATTTATCAAGTAGCTCATCTATTATGATAAAATCCAATCCTTTGCCATCCTCACAATTAGAATTTGTGAGAGTATGGAGAGAAAGTATGCAAGCCAAATTTAGTCGAGCCTTTTCGCCTCCGGAGAACTTATGGTAAGATCCACAATCAATACCGTCACGCATAACCTGAACCGAAATCTTATCTCTCAGTTTACCGGTCTTAGTTACTGTAAAGCCTTCCAGTTTGAGACGTATGTCAGAACCGATCTTTTCCAGAAAGTCATTTACAATCAGGGAAAGCGCGTCAATCTTTTTTCTTGCGATATAAGACTTGAACATCACGAAATCCAGCTCCTGCTTCTTCAAAACGTCATACTCTGATTGAATATCAGAAGCTGATTTTTCGGCTTTTTGAAGATCAGCCTGATACTTCTCCAAGGAAGCCTTCAAAGAGGCTGCAAAATCAGTCTGCGGAGCCTCCAGCAATTCACGTTTTGATTGCTGATACTGTGCCATCTGGCCCTGGATAAATTTTATAGAAGAAGTCTGCTGAGAAATGTAATTTTCGCCATTGGTAATACGGCCTTCAAGTATGCCATTGATTTCTCCGAACAAACGATTACGCATGACCTCAATCTTTCCGTTGATACGGTCAAGCTCATTTTCAGTAGAAATCTGTTGTTTCTGAAGAGATGACACAGAACGCTCTGCCTCATCCAATTCCTTGGATAAGGACACCAATGATGAATATTCCGTATTTAAGTCAAGAGTCCGAGACTTGATTCTTTTCTCTATACTCTCAATCTCATCAGATTTAGTGGCAGCCTGATCATCATAATGATCAAATTCCTCATTCAATTTCTTGACTTTGGATTTGTTATCCTCCATCTCAGTTCTGAAATTGACAAGGTTTGCTCGCACCTCTTCAACGGTAATCTCGTTGCCGACAAAGAATTTATGCTCACATTTCGGACAGATGATCACACCATCCATCATAGCGGAATTTCGGGCAATCAAAGTCTCTAATTGAGCCTGACGCGACTTATGAGCCTTAATCTGATCCTCAATTTTATCAAGCTGCTGATCAATCTTAGCAACCTCTTTGTTGAATCTCTCAATGAGAGCTTTATCCTTTTCAGTCAATTCAGACTGTTCTTGTGTATGCTGAGTATAAAGATTATTTTTACCTTCATAATCCTTCTGAAGCTCTTTTACTCGCTTATTGGCAGCGTTTATCTGAGCTTTAAGTTTTTTAATCAGGTCATTTGCGTCAATCAGATCTTTCTTATATCTTTCTGACAGAACATCAAATTCACTGACAGCTCCAAGCTCATTCGCTTCACACATGGATTTTATCTGGTGATACGCCTCCAACAACGCTGTGTCGGACTCTTCCAGAGTGGCCACCTGCTTTTGAAGCTGTTGCAGCAATTCAAGACGTTTTTCACCCTTGCTTTTTTTGTCCTCAGCAGCCTCGATGTCCTCACGGCATTTTTGTATCTGCCCGTCCAGTCTCTCGATATGCGATTCACGTTCTTTTTGTGCATTGACTTTTTTCTCATCAACCTGAGTTAATTCATTTTCGATAGCTGAGATAGAGCCTTTTACGTTGATAACCTTATTGTTTGCCTCATTAAGACGCACAACAATAGGTTCCATATCTGCCTGAACACGAGCAATACTTTCATCAACAATTATGCCGTTACTGAAACGGTTAATAACCTCCTTCTTGTTCTTGTCAGAACAGTCGAAAAAGCTCTCATACTTGTTGTCACACAATATGAAATTATTATAAATGTCATCCTTGGAAAGCCCGATTTCATTAAGAATGAATTTATTATAATCCGATACTGTAGGCTGGATGGTCTTGTCTGTCTCAATCTCCTGACCGGCTGCATCGTATTTATGGCACTCAATAGATTGAGGAGCATTACGACTGATGTTGCGCTCAATGGTGAATGTGGTTTCATTGAAATCATTATCGAGCCTGAGATAGACATAAGCCTCATCTGCATGATCGTTGATGATTTCCTCAACACTTTTAACCTTGCGAAGCTGCTCACCAGTCAATGCAAAGGAGATCGCTTCGATAAGTGATGATTTGCCGGAGCCATTGCAGGGCTGGGAGGCATTATCCTCATTTCTGCCAAAGATAAGAGTGGCTACACCCTGCGATATGTTTAATGTTGCCTCGTGGAAGGAGACAATATTTCGTATTCTAATTTCTGATAATCTCCACATGGTTTAGCCCTCCAAATATTTGATACCCAACTTACTGTCAATCGCATTTTCATTGCAATAATTCTGATATTCCTTCTTTATGCCCTGCTTGTCATATTTTTCGTGAATATCAGCAGCAGCTGATTCATTAGGTAAATTGCTGGCCGCCACAACTTCGACCTTATGAAAACCTAAGTCAATAAGTTTCTGCTTATCAAGCATTTTTGCCTGCTTGTCATCGCATTTTACCTTGACCTTATACTTGTAGCGGTCATCTTTATCCAGAGTGAATTTCTCAACACTCTTAGCATCCAGTTCAATAGTCTGGTACCGGGTGTTGACTTCATTCTTGACAAAACCATAGGAGCCATCGGCATACAAAAGGGTATAACCCTTCTCTTCATCTTCACCAAAGTTGCCCTGGCGTGATGAACCGATGTATTCAATATTTGTATTTTTGATTTTGACCCGATTATGATAATGTCCGCATAGTACGGCCTTAAAATCGAGTAAAGGAGCCTGGGGTAATTCCCCATCTATTTCAAAATCACCTAACGCACCATGTACTCCTTCATGGATATAAAGGATAATGTCGTTTTTAGTGAATTGTGGATATTGTTCGAGAGTGTTATTAACAGCCGTTTCCAGCTTATCCAAAAATGAACCATTCTCAGGGAAATAACTCATAAGGAGTAAACAGAAATCACAGCCATCCCAAACCAAAGCCTTATAGACATCTACCACCTCTATACCATGTAGCCCGGTCCATAGGTGGTTATATCCATCAATGGCTTCTTGATCAGTTTTATCATGGTTGCCTTCGCCTATTGTCACATAGACACCTTGGCTCACAGCCTTGGTCAAAGCTGCTTTAACGGCAAGCAAGGTAGAGAGTGTTTGAGCGGCCCTAGTAGTGAACATATCACCGGCAATAACGACCTCCTCAATCCCTTCACGTTGGCACACAGACAACATTTCATCCCAGTTCCTATTGAACTCAGCTATGTTGTCCTTGTTAACGTGTATATCATTTATTAACAAAGCAATAGCCTCTTTCATATTCCTGTCTGAGATTTTAGATTAAAGAATGAGAGGGCACAGGCATTGAGCCAATGCCCTCTCGAACTGCATGAATTATTATCTAAAGACAGGAATTATCTTAGGCGACGCTTGTGAAGTCTGCGAGGAGGTACAGAATCCGAAGCCGGAGCCTCATCTTCTTTCTCTTCCGGAGCTTCAGGCTCTGGGTCAGGCTCTGGAGCTGTTTCAGCTTCACTTCCCAGACGTGCGCGACGACCAGATTCAGGTGCCGGTGCTTCTTCAGTCTCATCAGGGTCAGAATCTTGTCCTTCATCATCACCCTCTTCGGGATCTTCTTCAGGTTCTTCTACCTTGGGCTTGGGAGCGCGGCGACGTGCCGGAGCTGGAGCCGGAGCTGGATCTTCCTTGGGCTGCTCTTTAGGCTGCTTGGCCTGTGCATCGAGAGCTTCATCAATCTCTTCAAGAAGTTGGAGGTTGTTCTTTGTGCGAGAGATACGCACATCAAGATCCTTGGCCTCGATGAACATACGGATCTTCTCACGGAGTTCCTGATATTCATCCGACTTCTCGTTAAGCCCCTGATCGACGATGCTGTCATATTCATTATAAAGCGAATCAATAGTGACCTCATCTTTGTCACTATCCTTGCCGGAAGCATTTGCAAGATCGAAATGTGATGTGTCATCGGTCGGCAGTTCACCCTTTAAGGTCTCAACAGCTTCGATAAAGTCAGGCTCTTTGCAGACTTCCATATCGTGTTCCTCATCATATTGCTGGAGGAACGCAAGTGTGGCCTCCATCTGATATCGGGTGTAACGATAGAGCTGTTCGGGGAGGCGCGGAAGTTCAAGCAGCTTCTCAGCTTCTGCTTCCGTGATGTCGAGTGTCTTACGACCAATTTCGATCGTATAGCTGGTTTTATTATTTTCGGTTTTACGAATGACCTTAATCGGGTAAGCGTCAGTAAAACCACTGATAGGACATGTATCCTGACCGTCATCGGCCTTTAGTTCGGCCCAAAGACGCATCTTGGCCGCATCAAGATCCTTATACTGGCTGTGTGAACATTGCCATACTTGTGGACCTTTTGCACGTTCCTTGTCACTGGAAACATCAAGCACCATAAGTGCGTGCTGATAATTCCAGCGAATACCGCCTTCATACGAAGAACTGGTGAGGAGCTTCATCAGAGCCTCGTCATCACCATACATCTCCTTGGCAATCTTAACGTAGGTGTCAAGAAGGTCAACTGACTTACCGACTTCTTTATCGGTAGTGCGAATGACAGGAATACTGAGTTTTTTGGGCTTTTTACCCTTCTTATTGGGAACCTTAATGCCCAGGAAGAACTGATGGACGGCATATTCATAGCCCTTACGATCCATCGGGAGAATGTTACCCTCATTGTCGAAAGAGGGTGCCAGAGGCAATACGCGGATTGAATACTCGCCGTCCTCGCCCATGCGGAATCTCTCTACTTTGGGAGCACCGGCTTCTTGCTTTGCTTTTTCTTCTGCCTCGGCAAAAGTGAGTTGGGTTTGTTTGAACGCTTCAAAAGCGCTCATTTTTCTTTTTTCTTCGCTCATCTTTAGATAATTTGCGCGAAGAGATAAAATTGCTCCAATCGGCCTCTTGATTCAAGTAGGCTTGGCTATGCAGTTCTCGCATTGCAGGATCTCTCATATCCTCTTTACGGGGAACCTCAATGCCCCATTCCTTTAGGGCATATTCAACGACTTTCTCTATAACGCCGTTGACATCACTTGCTTTCTCCGATTTTAAGTCGCAGTATTCAAACTGCTCATTGTTTATTTCGACGGTATGAATCGGAGCAAACATATCCTCGAAATATCGGTAGAGTGCAGTAGTGCCGGGATGATTGGGCAAAGAGTCCGATATAAATTTCAGCACCACTGAGAAAAAATAGGACAGATAAGGTAAATTCCTATTTCGTGTATCGTCACATACAACGAACAGATAGTTTTCATTGTCGGGCAACTTTTCACATACCTTCTTGAACTCGTCAATGAAAGTGTGTCCGGCTACCTTTCGCAACTTTCCTTTTCCTTTAATCATGTCTTCATACTGGTCATGTCATTTGGTTTTCGTTGCTGTCATCAGGTTTTCGATGGCAAAATTAAGAAAACAATTCGAGATGGCAAAATATTTTTGAAAAAATTTTTATACCTGAATACTAATAATCGC